GAAGGGCAGAAAATCGATGGTGAAGTGAACTCTACTCCGCATGAGCAAATGCAGCGCGAAGTTGATTATGTGAGAGCGCAGCAAATACTCACTTCTATGCTTGAGAAAGATTTAATTACCTTGTCGGAATTCAACAAGATAACCGAATTAAATCGCAAAACTTTCTCGCCGCTATTAGCCGAGATTATGCCTTGAAATCGTTGATATAACTTCGTTTCAGAGGTAATATGTCACACTGACTAAGGAGGTGAGAATTTGAAAAAGGTAACGAAAATTGCTCAAAACACGGCCAATTTAACCGAACAGACTAAGTTGCGGGTTGCGGCCTACTGCCGTGTATCTACCGACAGCGATGAACAACTCGAAAGTCTGGATGCTCAAATAAAGCATTATGAATCCTACATCAATGCAAATCCTGAGTGGGAGTTCGCCGGGCTCTATTATGATGAGGGCATCTCCGGAACAAAAATGGAAAAGCGGCCTGAGTTGCTTCGAATGATTGCAGACTGTGAAGACAGAAAAATAGACCTCATTGTAACGAAGTCTGTCAGCAGATTTGCTCGAAATACAACCGATTGTCTTGAACTGGTCAGAAAGCTGCTTGACCTTGATGTTTTCATTTATTTTGAGAAAGAAAATATTAACACCGGGTCAATGGAAAGCGAACTCATGCTGTCAATCCTGTCTGGACTGGCCGAAAGCGAATCGGTCTCCATCTCCGAGAACAACAAATGGTCGATTAAGCGCAGATTCCAAAATGGTACATATAAAATATCTTATCCGCCTTACGGCTACGACAATGTGGATGGAGAAATGGTTATCAATAAGTCTCAAGCTAAAATTGTCCGCTTCATCTTTGCCGAGATTTTGTCCGGCAAGGGTACCCACAAAATTGCTAATGAGTTGAACAGACGAAAGGTACCGACCAAAAAAGGCGGTCGTTGGACATCAACGACTATACGCGGGATGGTTAGTAATGAAAAGTACACAGGCGATGTCATTTTTCAAAAGACCTATACTGATGAGTACTTCAACCGCCATAACAACAATGGAGAAAAAGACCAATATCTAATTCGAAATCATCACGAGCCGATTATCAGTCATGAAGATTTTGGGACCGCACAGGATATTATTGATCAGCGTGCTAAGGAAAAGGGGCTGGAAAAGCAAAACACAAAGTATCAGAACTTATCCCTTTTCAGGCAAAATCATCTGCGGCCAGTGCGGTGGCACATTTAAACGCAGAAGTCACTCAAGCGGAAGGCATCGAATTGCTTGGTGCTGTTCCACTCATATTGCAGACATCAAGAAATGCTCTATGAAATATGTGCCGGAGTCCGATTTCGAATACGCATTTGTCACCATGATGAACAAGCTCATTTTCGGACATGCGGTTGTTCTAAAACCATTGTTAGTCAGTCTGCGTGGAATGAGTTCCGATGATACTTTGGAGAGCATTCAGGCGATTGACAAGAAACTCGAAGAAAATGTGGAACAGCGAAATGTACTGGTCGGGCTAATGACCAAAAAATATCTTGAGCCTGCCGTTTACAATAAGAGCAACAATGAATTGTTGCAAGAGGCAGAACGCCTGCGCCGCCAAAAGGAATCCATAACGCGATTCTTGAATAATGACTTCCAAAACCTAAGTGAAGTCAGTGCTCTGCTGCAATATGCTACCAAAGCATCAATGCTGGAGGGTTTTGACGGTGAACTGTTTGCCCGTTTTGTGGCGAGGGTTCTTGTTTATTCACGAGCGGAAATTGGATTCGAATTAAAATGCGGCATTACGCTAAAAGAAAGGTTGGTGGGATAAATGAGCCATATACCATTTGGCTACCGTATTGAAAACGGAAAGGCCGTAATTGATAAAGAGGCTGCAGAACAGATAAAAATATTGTTCCAATCTTACCTGAGCGGCGATTCCTTGGCTACGGCCGCAAAGAAAGCAGGTATTAAAGCTTTCCATTCCGGTATCGGAAGAATGCTACGAAATACCCGATACCTCGGTGATGAGTTTTATCCGCCGATTATTGACAAAGACACTTTCAATACTGCCGAAGCAGAACGAATTATGCGGGCGGAAAGACTCGGCCGTACCAAAAAGTTTATACAAGAAAAAGAGGTCGTTTATCCTACCATCTTTCGCATAAAAGAAGGAACAGAGGAACTCGACGACCCCTTCGGGCAGGCGGAATACGCCTACAGTTTAATTGAAATAGAGGTGAACAAGAATGGCAGTCAGTAAAAATGTCACAGTGATTCCGGCAAGAAAGCATACTCGCAAGAGCAAGGACGAGGAAAAACCGAAACTGCGCGTTGCTGCTTACTGCCGTGTTTCCACCGACAGCGAGGAGCAGGCAACGAGCTATGAAACGCAGATTGAGCACTACACTGCCTACATACAAGGGCACCCCGACTGGATGCTGGCAGGAATATTTGCTGATGCGATCATGCCTTGGCAGATATTGATAAGAGGTTGGAGGAACTGCAAGCAGAGCTGCTTAGGCTGGCAACCTCACATGCTGACTACGATAAAGTGGGTGAAGAGATACACCGGTTGCGTGACGAAAAGCAAAAGTTGCAACTCGAAAACGCGAACCGAGAGGAGATAAAGAAACGTATTGAGGAAATGAGAGAGTTCATGAATAGGCAGACTACTGAGATTGTTAAATTTGATGAGAAGCTTGTGCGGAGGTTGATTGAGAAGGTGACAGTCTTCGAGGATAAGTTTACTGTATTTAATGTACAGCAAAGCTTATGATATTTTGCAAAACAGAGATTGTGTTGATGATGTTATAAACAATGCCTGCATAAAGCTCATTCCAAAAATTCAAAAACTTCGCACATTCAACTGTTGCGTTTTGGCTTCATATATCGTTTATACAGTAAGAAGCGCCGCTATTGACTATATGAGAAAAGAAAACATAGCATCAAGCTGGCTCTCTATCGATGATGAATCACAAGACAATATACTAGAAGATAAAGATACCCCGGATGAATTGTTTATTGAAAAAGAAAAGATTGAAAGGCTCCTCAAAGCATTAGAAAAGCTTCCTGAAAAACAACGTTTAATACTTCAATTAAAATATTTCTGCGATATGAGCGATAAAGAAATCGCCGAGGTGTTTAATATTTCTCCACATAGCATCAGAGCATATCTTTCAAGAGCGAGAAAAGTCTTATATAAAATCATTGAAAAGGATATGTCATATGAACTCAAATGAAAGAAACGAACTCTATAAACAATATGAAGATTGTCTATTTAGAGTGCTAATGTATAGATATGCCGAAAACGAAGGTGAAAGATTTATAGTAGAAAATGAAGCTTTGAAACGTGAAAACAAATATCAGCCTTCGCCTAAAGCTGTTGGAAGGTTCAATAAAAGCGTTAACAAAGCTGTTATAAAGTCAAAGCTTCATAGTTTTATGATATCAATTCGGCCCTTAATAAATAAAGCAGCTGTATTTATTGTAATATTAGGTTTAGTATTTTCTTTTACATTTACTTTTGTATCGGCATTTCGTATAGAAGTGTTAAATTTATTGCTCAAGTTTCAAGAAAAATATACTTTAATTAGACTGGATGACAACGAGAATAATACAGATTCTGACAATTCATATATAATATGGCGCAATGTTTATATCCCGACCTATATCCCGGAGGGATATTATATTTATAGTTTCACTAACGAAGCGGATATAAAAGTGATTGATTTTGTTGATGATCATGGGAATATAATAACATTCTGCGAGCTTGGCGCTTCTATTGAAAACACTCTTGATACAGAAAATGCTTCTTTAGTAAAAAATATAAATATCAACGGCAATGCGGGGCTACTGGTTGTAAAGGAAGATAGAGTTTCAATTGCTTGGTCAGACAATGTAAAGATTTTTACATTACACACGCAATTACCTATCGAAGAAACCGTAAAAATTGCTGAAAGTGTATCATTTATAGATTAGTCTTAAATGGATAGTCGCTTCGTAATGAGCTACTTGTTCTGGTTTGGTAATACCATCAAAAAGTACTACTAGGACTGTTTTAACAGTAACTTTAGAGCATTCTAAAAACGGCATTTGGGTTGAGATTGAATCTTGGACAAACTCTGGTTCCGGGTTGGCAAGTATATCCTTGACGGGCAAGCGATATGTAGCTCGAGGAACATACCGAGTTGTTGTTAATGCTAAAGTATATGATACCTCTTCTGGTGAACTTCTTGAAGATGTAAGTTATACAACGTCTAAAAAAACTTATTAAATTTTATACAAAACTAGAAATGATATATACCTATTTAACAAACAAAAGTCATTTACACCAATATCTAAATGCGATGTTTTAAGTTCTCGGCCGGAACTTATTACATAAAATAACCATAGCCATTGACTTGTTCTTAACTATCGTAATGCGCGCAATGATAGGGTAAGGATAGGTCAAATAACCCTGGGTATCAATTATAGAATATTATGTAAAGGAAGGTTAGTTTATTATGAGTAAAAAAATAACATTGTTACTCTCATTTGTAATATTGGTGGCACTGCTGTCATTCGCTGTCAATGGTTTATCAGTTCTTGAATCGGGAGCATCGGCATCATCTACTGCGGCTTATGCAATGGTTAGAACAGACGCCCCAGCTGATCTTTACGCAAGAGCATTTATGGCCAGTTTAACAGATACAACTAATGCTACCGATTCAGGATATAAAACAAAAGCAGAAGCTAGTGTAACTGCATCGCAACTATATGGGAAGGCAACCAACTCTTTGGCTTTTGCATATGTTGGAGACTACATGGTAGCATGGGATCAATGGCCAGATTGACTTTTAAATACATCATATAACTATTGATAACTAATGGCACAGTACTGCAGCTAAGAAGCTGCAGTATGGTAAATATATTTTGGGAGGTTAGTTAAGTGAAGATTAATTATATAATTTTTATTGTTTTATTCCTTATTACAACAATAGTATCTTCTTGCAATAATAATGATAGAAATTACGATGCATTGAAAACAGCCGAAAAATACAGCCAAGAAACAACAATCGATCATAACTATTTATATAGCCTTACAAATTGGCTCAAACCTGAAACAAAATACAGTACACCGATCGATGATAATATTAATGATATAGAAAGCAGCAGTCTCTCAAACTATTATGTTAAGGGTAATAGATTTTTCTTTAAAACTAAAACAGATGGTGGCAGTGATATATATTCTTATTTAGACTTAAGAACGGGTAAAACTTTTGTTATTTGCCCTGACCCGTTTTGCCCACATACTCGCGATAGTGGATGCAAATACGTAAGTTTAAGTAATCTT